GGGGAAATACCCCCCGGGTAAGGAGGCTTCCGGGCCAATCCTTGATCGCGGTTCCCGCTCATCCCGTTTTCCCCGCATGCGCCATTTTTCCGCAACTGCTTTACCACCCACCGCCTGACCCGCTGAATTTATGAAAATCGAGACCCTGAAAACCGCCGACCTGATCCCCTACGCGCGCAACAGCCGGACGCATTCTGACGCTCAGGTGGCGCAGATCGCGGGGAGCATCCGCGAGTTCGGCTTCACCAACCCGGTGCTGATCGACGCCGACAATGGAATCATCGCCGGGCATGGCCGGGTGATGGCGGCGGGCAAGCTCGGGCTGGACAAGGTGCCGTGCATCCGCTTGGGACACCTGACCGAGACGCAGAAGCGGGCCTACATCATCGCGGACAACAAGCTCGCGCTGAATGCCGGGTGGGACGACGAGATGCTGGAGCTGGAGCTTGGCGAGCTTGCCGACCTCGACTTCGACATGGATTTGATTGGATTCACCGAGGACGAGCTTGCCGGGTTGCTGGCGGAAACCACCGAGGGCGCAACCGACCCCGACGACGTGCCGGAGCCGCCTGTCGATCCGGTGACGGTGCTGGGCGACGTCTGGGTCATGGGCAAGCACCGCCTGCTGTGCGGAGACTCGACGAGCATCGATGACCTACGCAAGCTGTGCGGCGAGCAGGACGTGGATATGTGGCTGACCGACCCACCATACAACGTGGCCTACGAGGGCGGCACCAAGGAAAAGCTGACCATCAAAAACGACGAGATGAACAACGATCAGTTTCGCCAGTTCCTTGTCGACGCTTACACCGCAGCCGATGCCGTGATGAAACAAGGCGCGGTGTTCTACATCTGGCACGCGGATTCGGAAGGCTACAACTTCAGAGGGGCAGCCCACGACGCAGGATGGACGGTTCGGCAATGTTTGATTTGGAAGAAGTCATCTCTTGTCATGGGGCGACAGGATTACCATTGGAAACACGAACCGTGCCTTTACGGATGGAAGGATGGAGCTGGTCACCTGTGGGCAGCAGACCGTAAGCAAACGACAATTCTTGAGTTCGATAAACCAACCAGAAATGGCGAGCATCCAACCATGAAGCCCGTCGCCTTATTCGAGTATCAGATGCTCAACAATACGAAAGGGGGAGATCTAGTTCTGGACAGCTTTGGAGGCAGCGGCACGACGATGATCGCAGCCGAGAAGAACGGACGCATCGCTCGGCTCATGGAACTTGACCCGAAATACTGCGACGTCATCGTCACTCGCTGGCAGGACTTCACCGGCAAGCAAGCCATCCACGAAGCCAGCGGCAAGACGTTCGACGAGATGAAGGAGGCGAAGGCATGAGTGCCAAACCCGCCACACCGAAAGTCACCGAGGCCGAGACAACCCAGCTCTGCCGGTTGTTCAACCTGACCGCCGCGCGGATCGGCCAACTCGCCAAGGACGGCATCATCTATAAAACCGGGCGGAACAAGTTTGACCTATGGCGCAGCGTGCGTGGCTACATCGAGTTTCTCCAGAAGTCGAAATACGCGGCCAGCGGCGATGACCAGACAAGCGGCATCACCGACACGCACGCCGTCGAATTGGAAGGGCTCATCCAGCAAGTCAAGAGCGCCCGCACCTACAACGACGCCCGCACGCTCAAACTCCAGATTGAGGCGCTCCGCTCCGGCTATGCGTTGACCGTCGAGCAGGAGCGATATTGCAGCATCCCGGAAATCCTCGACGCGATGACCAGCATCGCCGCCAGCGTGCGCTCGGCCATCATGCGGATGGAGGCGGATTTGCCGCCGATGCTTGTAGGGATGGACGAGCCTGCCATTCAGAAAACCATCCGCGCCAAGGTGGATGAGATCATGCTGGTGATCCATGAAGCCGGGGAGAAATTGACGAATGCAGAACCTACCCAAGGCCCGGCGGATTGAGGCGGCTTTTTACAAGAGCTGCCGCAAGCCAGCGCGCCTGACGCCATCCGAATGGGCATCAGGCCGGGTGGCGATTGCCGACGGACTCACGCCCAAGTTTCAAATCGAAAACGCGCCATGGCAGCGCGAGCCGCTCAACGTGCTGGCCGAGGCAGAATGCAAGGAGGTCGTGATCCTGGCACCTATCGGCACCGGGAAAACCACGTGGATGGAGGCGGGCTTGCAATACATCATCAGCGAAGACCCGGGGCCGACCTTGCTTGTCGGGCAGACGGACGAAGACCTGAAGAACTGGGCAGAGACGCGGATGGATCATGCGATCCGCAACACGCCGGAAACCGCAGCGTTGCTCCCGGAGGACAGGCACAAAAAGAAGAAGATGGAAATCCTCTTCCCGCACATGTCCCTATTCCTCACCGGGGCGAACCTATCCGGCCTGCAAAGCAAATCCATGCGCCGTGTCTTTTGCGACGAAGCATGGCAATACAAACCCGGCATGCTCAACGAAGCGCGGGGCCGCCTGCACGACCGCTGGAACCGGCAGATGTTCCTGCTCTCCCAAGCAGGCGTGAAGGGCGATGAACTGGACAAAGCATGGGAGCACACCGACCGCCGCGAGTTTTGTTTTCCCTGCCCGACCTGCGGCACCGTGCAGCCGTGGAAGTGGTGCAATGTTGTCGGCTACGATGACGAGACACAGGACAACCTGACCCGCGCGCAGGCCGCCCGGTTGAAATGTGACAACGCCGATTGCGACTGGACGTGCGGCGATAACGCACAGCAGCGGCGGGCGCTGGCCGAGTCGGCATCCTACGTCGCAACCGCCACCGGCCTGCCAGGACATGTCGGCTACCACTATAACGTGCTTTGCAACTGGCGGAAACCCCTGTGGGAGATCGTCCTGCTCTGGCTGGAAGCCAAGGCCGCGATGCGCGTCGGCAATCTGGACCCGCTGCGGCAGTTCATTCAGAAGCGGCTCGCCGAGGCATGGGAGGAAGACTTGACCGACAACCGGGAGGCGCTGGTCGGCAACGGCTACCTCGTCGCCGAATACACTGACGGCGGGAAAATCGAGGACGAAGCATTCCGTTTCCTGACCGTCGACAAACAACGCGACCACTTCTGGGCAGGCATCCGCGCGTGGAAGGCGAACGGTGAAAGCCGTTTGCTCTGGTATGGCCGGATCGAGACGTTCGACAACGTGCATGACTTGGCGCTCCGCTACGGCGTGAAGCCGCAGATGGTCTTCGTTGACGCGCAATACGACACCGACCAAGTCTATGCCGCGTGCGCCCGCATGAACTGGACCGCGCTCCACGGGTCCGGCCAAGCGTCATTCCCATACCGCAAACCCAACGGCGATGTGATCCACCGGCCATTCACGCGCTTCTCCGAGGCGCAGGCACCCGGCACAGGCAAGGCACGATACGCGCACTGGAGCAGCGACCGTATCAAAGACATCGTTCACGCGCACCGCACCGGGCAATCCGCCGCATGGGAAATCCCGGATGACATCGGCGCGGAATATATCAAACAGGTCGACGCCGAGGTGAAGCGCGAGGTGACCAACGCAAAGACGAAGCAGGTGGAATATCGCTGGACTCGCGTGCGCCGGGACAACCACGCCTTCGACGTCGAGGCCATGCAGATCGTTGCGGCGCTCATGCTCAAGCTGATTCCCGGTTTCGATGTTTGACAAGCGGGCCATGACTGATGGCCGCCACCACAATCGAAGTCGCCAAGAACCTTTTTCACTACGCGCGCGGCAACCCGCAGCGGGTGTTGGCGATCCGCAATGCGTTCGACGCCGCGATGACCGGGGCGCTGACCAAGGGCGGCATGGACCTGATTACGAACGCCAACAAGAACGGTGTGAGTATGTCGAAACTGGCAGGCATGCACGAAGGCGAGCGGCAAACCGCGTTGCGCTACGCGATCATGTGGCTCGACGCCGGATTCATCCCGAGCCAGTCGCGGGCGGTCGGTAGGTTTTGACACCCGCCGATAGTCAATGACCATTCTCGACCAATTCGGACGGCAGATGACCACGCGCGCGGCGCGGGCTGCCAATGAGAATTACCACCGCCCGTGGGAGCCGATTGAGAAGAAGGACATCTCGGACCTTGTCCCTGCGGTCGACCGCGTGAAACTGCAATCGCACGCCCGCCGGATTTACCTGAATCTCGGGCCGATCAAAAACGCGATCAACCAGCGCGGGATGTATTCCGTCGGCCGCGCATTCGTCCCGATCTATCGCGGCTCCGATTCCGAGTTTGGCAACGCCGCGACGTCATGGCTGACCAACATGTTTTACGCCATCGGCGACTCGCGCGGTGGCATGCACGATTTCAAAACCAACTTGCTGACGTGGAGTCTGGCGATCGACGTGGACGGCGAGGCATTCATCCTACTGACCCAAACGGCCAACGGATTCCCGAAATACCAAGGCATCCCGAGTCACCGCATCGGCACCCCTGCGGGCATGCAGGAAGGCGGCAACGTGCGCGGCGGGCAGATTCAAGACGGGATCGTCTACTGGCCCAGCGGCGAGGCGAAGGAATACGCGTTTCTCGACAAGGACGGGAACCTGTCCGAGTGGATTCCGGCGTCGAACATGATCCACCTTTACGACCCGGAGTTCCAATACCAGGGACGCGGGCTGACAGCGCTGACCCCCTGCATCAACGACTGCCGGGACATTCTCCAGAGCACCGAGTGGGAGCGGCTGGCGATGCTCCAGATGAGCAGCATCAGCCTGATCGAATACAACGACAACGGCGGACCTGACCCCGATGACCCATACAACGCGCTTGTCGGTAATGGCAGCGGCTGCGGCGGCATGACCGTTCAGTCCATGGACGGCGGCACGGTGCGCTACTTCCGCAGCAACAGCGGCGGGAAGATCGAGACGCTGAACAACACGCGCCCCGGCAATCCGTTCTTGGACTTCCACGACCGCTTGCTCCGCTCATCCTTCGCCGCGATTTCGTGGCCGTATGCGTTTTATACCGGCCACGCGGCAGGCGGCGGCACGGCGCAGCGCATGGAGATTGCGATGGCCCAACGCAGCATTGAGGACCGCCAAGACATGCTCTTCTATGCCGCCCGGCGCATCGTCGGCTATGCCATTGCCAAGGCGCAAAAGCGCGGCGACCTGCCGCAATCCGCCGACTGGTGGAAGTGGGATTTTTCCACGCCGCCGAAGCTCACGATTGACGATGGCCGGGTGACGAAAGAGCTGGAGGCGCTGTGGAAGATCGGCGCGGCCAACATGCGCGACATCGTGAGCATGCGCGGGAAAACCTACGAGGAACACATCCGCGAACGCGCAGCCGAGGTGGCGCTTCGCAAACTCGCTGCTGCCGAGGCCGCAGAACTTTACGGAGTGCCGGTCGATGACCGCGAGATGGCGATGCTGACGCCCAACGAAATGCAGCAACCACGACCCACTGAAAACGATGAAAACGAACCTAATTCAAATCGAGAACCGAGCCGGGAAACTGAAGCTGAATGACGGCGTCCACAAGGAATCCGCCGACAAGCTGATCGAAGAGCTGGGCCGTCTTTACGGACCCGCCGCAGTCGCCGCGCAGATGCGTATCGGCGACGTCGTTTGCGCTGCTGATGACGCGCTGGAAAGCGTCGAGGTGGAAATAAACAGCCCCGGCGGATCGGTTTTCGAGGGGCAGCGAATTTTTTCGGCGCTCCGCGAGATGTCCAACCGTGGCGTGCAAATCGTCACCACCGTCAACGGCATGGCCGCGAGCATGGGCAGCGTGATCCTGATGGCCGGTGATGTCCGGCGCATGACCAAGGAATCGCGCATCATGATTCACGAAGCATCGAGCATTGCAATGGGCGACAGCCGCGACATGAAACGCACCGCCGATTTGCTCGACGGTATCAGCCGCGACATCGCCAATATCTACGCCGACCGCACAGGCGGCGACCCCGGCCAAATCCGGCAACTGATGTTTGCGGAAACCTGGCTCGATGCTGACGCAGCGATGGCCGCCAACTTCGTATCCGAGGTTATCGACTACAGCAAAAAGCCAGAGGAAGCGGACGCGAAAAACGCGCTGTCATTTGACACGCCCGCCAAGGGCATGACCGGAATCCTTTCAAAACTATTCCCCGGAAACGAAGAAGCCGCCGCCAAGGTAGAAGCCGCGCTTGTCGAAAACGACACCCTGCGTGCCGATCTATCCGCCGCGCAATCGCGGATCGACGAGCTGGCACCGCTGGCCGAGGTCAATGCGAAGCTGCAAAGCGACGTTGCCGAGCTGACTGCGAAACTGGACGAGTCCGGCAAGACCATCGAGGCGAATGCCGAGCGGATCACCGAGCTGGAAAAGCAGGCCGAGGACATCGACGCCAAGGCCGCAGTCAAGGCCGCCGAGCTTCTCGCCCAGCAAGGCCACCCGCAACCGGTCGCGCTCGTTGGCGACAGCGGCGAGGCGAAGACACTTACCCAGCAGTTCGAAGAACTGAAAGGCGCTGAAGCAACCGCATTCTACCAAAAGCACCGCAGGGCGATCCTCGCGGAACAAACCAAACTCTCCCAATAACCAACCAACCTACCTACTACCATGGCTACCACATTCGTAGACAAAATTTACACGCAGGAAGTTCTCCGTGCGTTCACCGCAGGACTCGCGCCGCTCAATGCGTTCAGCAAGTCTTACTCACCCGAAGCTCGCCGCAAAGGTGATGCGATCATCATCCCGCGCGTCGATGCGCTGTCCACCACGACCTTCGCGTATGCGAACAACAGTGGCTCTCCATACGAAACCGAAGGCGGCGTCATCGCAGCGATAACGCTGAATCTGGACCAACACCAGATCGTTGGTGTGGACATCACCGATGTGCAATACGCCAGCAGCGGCAGCTCGGACATCATCAACTTCGCGCAGAACCAAGGCCGCGCCTTGGCTCGCAAGTGCATCGGCAACATCTTCGGGTTGCTCTCCATTGCGAACTTCGGCAATGCCGCTGCAACCGCCGTTTCCATCGCCAATACCGGCCTCACCCAGATTCGCGCCGCGCGCAAGACTCTGGTGGACCGCCAAGTGCCAATGGAAAACGTCTCGCTGGTGGCAAGCTCGGAGCTGTATCAGAGCCTGCTCGGTGATTCCAACGTGACCAACGCTTTCAACTTCGGCGGATCGGAAGCTGTCCGTGAGGCACGCATCCCGCGCCTCTACGGCATGAACACCTACGAAACCAACGCGCTGCCCCTCGGCGGCACGCTGTCCCTCATCGGGTTCTTGGCCCACCCCGACTCCATCGCGCTCGCCGTCCGCACCTTGCAGCCGCAGGACGCTGGGGATAGCTACTTGGCCGTGGAAACCGTGGTCGACGAAGAAACCGGACTCGGATTCACCTATCGCCGCCACTTCAACCCGGGCAAGGGCCGCCACTTCGCATCCGTCGAATGTTTGTTCGGCTTCGCTACTGCGCTCACCCTCGGCATCGGGCTGCTCCGCAAGGCTGACTAACCACTCTCTGTGCTGGTGCTTGTTTGTGTCACCGCCGCTCGGAAACCCCGGGCGGCGGTTTTTTATTGTTGCAATCCGACTGCAAATGCACATTGGTTGCGGTAAGCAATTATGAAACAGCCGATCCGCCTGAGTCTGTCCGTTATTACCGGGAACTGCGAGCGCGACGTGGAGCGCTTTCTCGACACCTTCAAGCCGCACTTCGACGAGGTGGTGATGGTCCGCGCGGTTGGCAGCCAAACGCCGGACAACACTCTTTACATGGCTGCCGAGCGAGGCTGCGGGATTGGCGAATACAAAAACACCCCCGACAACGACTGGCCGCACGTCGATGACTTCGCCGCCGCCCGCAACGCATCCGCCGCGCTATGCACCGGCGACTGGATCGTATGGGCCGACATGGACGATACCGCCGAAGGGTTGGAGCACCTGCGGGAGCTGCTGGAGAAAATGCCGCCCGGCCATGACATCCTCCGCTGCCCCTACGTCGTCGGCGAGCAAGGCGTGGTCGCCAACTACCGCGAGCGCGCGTGGCGCAACAACGGCAAGCACGAGTGGAAAAACGCGCTGCACGAAAACCTTGTGCGGATCGACGGCGAGCAAGCACCGCAGGCGCAGACCGACCGCGTGCGCATCATCCACGCGCCCAGGGCGGACCGCGACAACACCGAAAGCCGGAACCTGCGGATTCTTGAAAGCATCCCGGACGCCGACCGGACGCACAGCCACACGTTCTATCTGATGACCGAGTATGCGCGCCGGAAGGACGCCCGGGCGGTCGAGCTGGCGCAAAAGTTCTTGGCGCATCCCGAAGGCGGAAAGGCCGAGCGATTCGAGACATTCATGACGCTCGCCACGATGGCCGAAGAGCTACCCGACAAAGCCGCGATCTACACCCAAGCATTCGCCGAAGACCCGTCCCGGGCCGAGCCGCTCTACGAGCTGACCGCGCTTTCGCTGTCATGCGACCAACCCGAGCGTGCCTTGCACTACGCACGGCACATGATGGCCTGCCAATGGCCCGACGATCCATGCTGGAACCATCGCCGGATGTTTTACGGGTTTTTCCGCACCGACCTGTTCCTGCAGGCACTCCGCGCCAATGGCCGAGTCGTCGAATCCGACACACGGCGCGGCAACCTACTGGTGCAATCCGGCATGCCGACCATCAGCCTGTTGCACGCCACCCGCAACCGGCACATGCAGGCGATCCGCGCGCGCATGGAATGGCTGCGCATGGCCGACCACCCGGAGCGGATTGAGCACATCTTCGCCGTCGATCCTGATGACGACGCGCCGGAAGTCTACGCGCGATTCCCGACCGCATACATGGCACGCGTAGACGGCGGCCCTGTCGCCGCGTGGAACGCCGCAGCGGAGTTATCGAAGGGCGACGTGCTGGTGCAGCTCTCGGACGATTGGAAGCCAACCAAAGGCTGGGACACCGCAATCCTTGAAGCCATCGGCGACATCAGCAAACCCGCCGTGCTGGCGATCAATGACGGCCACCGGACGGACGGCCTGCTTTGCATGGCGATCCTGACCCGCGCGCGATACAAGGATCAAGGCTATCTTTTCCACCCAGAGTTCTTTTCGATGTGCAGCGACAACTGGTTCTCGGACTGCGCATGGCGTGACCGGGTTGTGATAGAAGCACGCGACCGGATCACGTTCGAGCATCAGCACCCGGCATTCGGTAAGGCCGAGACAGATGCCACCTATGAGCGATCCAACGACCGCTATCACTACGTCACCGGCTACGGTATCCTACAGCGGCTGCGCGACGGCATCCGCACATCGCACGATGTCGAAGGCTGGTGCGACTACCGGCCATTTTACGCCGACATCGCGCGCGCACTGCCAGACGGCGCGGAAATTGTCGAGGTTGGCTCATGGCAGGGCCAGAGCATTGTCTGGCTATGCCAACGCCTGCAAGACATCGGAAAGCGCGTGGAGGTCCACTGCGTCGACACATGGCGCGGCGAGCAGAATCAGCCATCCCACCTTGCCATCGTCGAAGCGCACGGCGGCAGCATGCTGGACGTTTTCCGCCGGAACATCGAGGCCGCAGGCGTGGCGGATATGATCCGAATCCACGTCGGCGACAGCGCGGAATCCGCCGCAGAGTTCCGGGACGGCACGCTGGATTTCGTCTTCATCGACGCGGCTCATGACTACGACAGCGTCGTCAAGGATCTCGCCGCATGGTGGCCAAAGCTCAAACCCGGCGGCATCTTCGCCGGTCACGATTACCCATGGCACGAAGTCAAGAAGGCCGTCCACGAGCACGCAGACGCGAACGGATACGAGGTGGCGCAGATGGGGCGCTGCTGGATCAAAGTCAACAACCCACAACCATGAGCGCAGGAAAAGGCGACACCCCGCGAAAAGTCGATGGCGTAAAGTTCCGCGCCAACTACGTCAACATCTTCAAAAAAAATGAAACCACAACTGAGCATCCTCACACCGACAATCCCGGAGCGGACGAGCGCCTTGCATGGCCTTACGCAAAAAATACTGAACCAAAGTTCCGGAAAACCAGTTGAGCACTTGGCACTATGCGACAACCGGCAGCGCACGATCGGTGAAAAGCGGCAGTCGCTGGTGGACATCGCATGCGGTGAGTATATGGCATTCGTCGATGATGACGATGACATCGCAGACGATTACGTTTCCCGCTTGCTTGCGGCCATCGAAACCGGCGCGGACGTGATCACCTTCCGGCAGCGGGCGATTTACAACGGCCTTGAGTCCGAAGTTGTCTTCGGCATCAACAACACCGACCAGCCATTCAATCCCGGCGGCGTCACCCTGCGTGCGCCGTGGCATGTTTGCGCGTGGAAGAGAGAGCGGATCACCGACTGCGTCTTCGGCTTCACGAACTACGGCGAGGACGCGATCTGGGCGCACCAGGCACGCCAGCGAATCCGCACGGGCCATCACATCGACCGGGTGCTGCACACCTACCGGCACGACGCCGCGACCACCGCCGCGCCGGAATTGACAAGGTGACAATGGCATGAGCTTGGTCGATGACTTCCTGAACGCGCCCGCCGACGAAATTGACGCGCTGCTTGGCACCGAGACGATGGTCGTGGCCGGGCAGACGTTCCAAGTCGTATGGAACGACGAGCGGCTCGGCG